CTTGTCAGTTTTTGCGCAGAGCTATTGCTGCTTTGTAGATTCCGATCGGCACCGGATAGCAGAAAGAATTATTAGGAACGGAACCGGCAGCTAGTGCTCACCCTCGTGGTGAGCACGCAAGGCACAAAGTTTTTAATTTGGGGGCTTAGCCTCGTTAGAATAACCGTAGTGATACGGCCAAAGGTGGAATGTCTACATACCATCGCTCGCAAGAGTTCATCTAAGCAAGCCTGCTTACTCCCGAAAGGGAGCCTTATCTGAGAACACCGGATGAGGTAACAATGAAGCAAGTGTTGTGGAAAGAACGTGGGCTTAGACGCCTATCTCGCGAGAGGTAGGGAACGTCAGTTCATGGAAAGTAACGAGTGGTGTCGACTTCACAGCAAACCAACTTGCGAACTGGTATAAGAAAGGGTAGCGATATGATCTGATGGGTTGCACCAAAAGGTTGTTTCGCAGTTTGAACGGGATGCGGGCTCTGTTATGGAGTACGTAGATCGTGAAAGACGACTGAGTAGTCCGCAAGACAAAAGGTACGTGGTGTGTTGTATTGGGTAACCTAAAAAGTTATTCATCAACTGAAGTAGCACATCACAGTAGATTTGGGAGCAATCCCACTCATATGGTTTATTTGAATAAAAAGCAAAGACTACTTCGGTGATGTTCGAAAGACATCTAATACTCGGGCCGCAAGGTAACCGAGTCTGGTGAAGCTCGCAAGGTAACATCAGTTTGTGAAAGACATTTCGTAGCTCGCAAGGCTTAATGGTTCGCAAGATCAACGGAAAAGAAACCACAGAGTAGAACATCATGTCAAGTCCACTGCCTGACTTAAAACGGCGATGTTGTTGGAAGGACCGAGTAAACCGAAAGGTTGCTTGGTGGATGTCAAGAGAAGGTACGCTCGCAAGGTGTACTATAATGCTTGAGGCTTCTAACGTAGAGGTTGTAATCTCAGACCTCTAAATTCTAAAGTGTATTCAACGAGTGCCCTTTAGAATTTGAATTGAAAGATCCTCACTGAGAGTTTTGCGTCTGTGGCGTAATTGGTAGCCGCGCAGCGTTGAGGTCGCTGTCCCGTAAATGGGGTGCTGGTTCGAGTCCAGTCAGACGCACCAGAACATTTTTGCAGGAACTGCTAAATAGATCTCAACAAAGGAGATCATATGGCAAACCGAGCAGATGAACGGAAATTTCACTACATCTACAAGATCACTCGAGCAGATGGAAGTGGTAAGTACTACATTGGGATGCACAGCACCGATGACCTTGAAGACGGGTACTTTGGATCCGGCCAGCGTCTCTGGCATTCGATTCGAAAGCATGGTAAGGATAAGCACGAGAAAGAGATTCTCGAGTTCCTCCCCTCTCGCAAAGAGCTGAAGGCAAGAGAAAAGCAACTTGTGAATGAAGAGATCCTCGATGATCCGCTTTGCATGAACCTTCAACTGGGTGGTGAGGGTGGAAAAGTTAACATTGAGAATTTTTACAGTATCATTGGTAAGAAAAGTGCTGCCCTTTTAACGTTCGAAGATCGTGTTAAGCGGTCAAAAACACGTATGGACACGCAGATTCGAAATGGTACACTTGGGCAAAGCTTCACTGGTAAATGCCACTCGCAGTTAGCAAAGAATAAAATTTCTGCCGCAATGCAGATTAAGCAGATGGGATCGACTAACTCCCAGTTTGGGACTTGCTGGGTAACAAATGGTAAGCCAATCAAGATCAAGAAAGATTTATTAGGCGAATATCTCATGAACGGATATTCGCGTGGAAGGAAGTTAAACGTACTGATGAGAGCCATGGCTTAGACCATGTGCAGCACCTGGTTAATTCCAAGTGCTCCGGCGAAAATCCGGCGAAACGTCCGGTTAAAAGCGATGAGTGCCTTGGTGGCAGCTCTCGTCCGATTACCCGGTACGTATACGTGATTCAGCGGGACGTGCGCTGGCAGACATGGAAACGGCGATGCTTCGGCATTTAGGACCGCCCATACCGGTTCGGAAACACAGGCCGAACAATCTGAATCACTTGAATTTGGGCTTGCCATGGGAATGGTTTACGCACTTGCAATGCGTTGTATGGAGTTCGACTCTCCACAGGTCCACCAACCTATATTTGCAGGGTATGATGAAATGGTATCATACGGCCTTTGGAGCGCTGAAGCCACGGTTCGATTCCGTGTACCCTGACCAGATTTTTTCAAGAGTGCATCGCACTGCGATGAGCCTTAAGTGCATAGCACCCGAACCTTGAATTTTATTGTAGTCTCACATGGAGCCCGGTCCTCTGTGAAGATGAAGATACTCCGGGACTAATTTTTTCTACGTTGATCAGCGACTGTTGAATAGCAGTAGGCAGCACGTTAAAGTGACGTGGATTTGGAAGTATGGCAGAGTGGTCTATTGCACCGCACTTGAAATGCGGAGGGCCTTAACGGGCTCCGTGGGTTCGAATCCTACTACTTCCGCCAGAATAACTCTGAGCACTGGGCTCATTACCCTCAGCGCGAAGCCTAGAGCGACTAGGGTGCTCAGATATAAATACAGCAACCGTTAGTAATGGGTTATCTTTTCTAGTGAACACCCCATCACAATCTTTTGTTCCTTGAAATACAGGGCGTAGTGTAGCCTGGCCAACATCCTCGGTTTGGAACCGATAGATCGCAAGTTCAAATCTTGCCGCCCTGACCAGAATTTTAGAATTTCGCAAGCCGCCGATTGAAGGTTATCTCACGATGATCTGGTTCGACTCCAGACCTTTCCGAAAGGATTGGTCATGCCACAATAACTGCTGGGCGGTTCTACTCGCAAGGGTAGTGGGTGGCAACTCCTTCATCATTTTTGCTTGCAGTATTTTACTCCGATTCGCCTAACCTGGTTATGGCACCTCGTTTGGGACGAGGAATAATGAGAGTTCAAATCCCTCATCGGAGACCAACATCGAACCTCTGTTTCAGCTAAATAGAATATGAAACAGAGGTTCAAATGAAGTTCATAGTTTATGAGACAACTAATGTTGTCAACGGCAAGAAATATCGAGGTGCTCACACTTGTGAAAACCTAGATGATAATTACTTAGGTAGTGGCAGATTGATTTTAAAAGCCATTGCAAAATATGGATTTGCTTCCTTCACACGAAGCATATTGGTTGAATGTGAAACCATAGAAGACATGTTTGCTGAAGAAGCAAAAGCGGTCGATCTTGACTGGGTGGCAAACCCTATGACCTACAATCTAAAGGTTGGCGGTGAAGGTGGATGGGACTATATCAATAGAACCGGTGTTAGATGGAACGAAGAGAAACGTAAAGCCCATAGTGTTGAAATGAAGAAACGCCGGGTAGCAGGATTATGGAGACCTAAAACCCCAACACTGGGTTTTCTAGGACGGAAACATTCGGCTGAAACAAAAGCAAAGATCTCTGCAAATAGCGCATCCAGCCTAAATCCAGAAGAACTGGAGCAACGACGATTAGATGTGTTGCAAAGTGAATATCCAAAGCGTGGTTCAATCAAGCGTCTCTCTGAACTTTGGAGTGTGAGTCACACTCAGGTACGAAGATTTTTAAATGAACACGCTACAAAAGTTTTAATCAACCGCCTGATTTAGGGTTATCCTTTTAAGATCTCCCCCTTTATCGCAGCTGATCTTCGGGATTGGCGTTTTGTTGATTTGTATTATTGCGGAGTGGAGCAGTCCGGTAGCTCAGCAGGCTCATAACCTGAAGGTCATAGGTTCAAATCCTATCTCACGCAACCAGTTTTTGTTCGCAGCACGTAGCTAACTTCATCAACACCGGGTATAGCTAACCCTTCTTATTGATGAAGGACAAGTCGGGTGAGATTCCAAATCCCTGCTACGTGAGAGTTTAAATGCTTTGCACTCAAAGAGACCGTGGAAAACGGCACGAACAGATTTCATAGGTCTCAGTTCCTTCTAACTGAGTGGTGGAGTCTACCTGAAATTAGGTAGTCCTGAATGCGATTAGGCGTCTAATAACGCTGATGGTGCCGACGACCGCTCTTGAGACGGAGAAACAGTTGGAATAATTTGGGGGTGTAGCTCAGCTGGGAGAGCGGCTGCTTTGCAAGCAGTAGGTAGCGGGTTCGAGTCCTGTCACCTCCACCAAGTTTTGAACCGTGTTGTTAGAGGATCGTTTAGTCAACGATAAAAATGCAATCAATTGACTTTGTGTTGCACCCGTCGATGCTGTTCAAATTAAACTCGGGGTACGCCCCAGGTCTATCACGTGTTTGACGCCATAGCTACCGTCGCTACAATGGCAAGACGGAACGAATCTGTGATAATGGTAGTCGGTCTACAAGTCATGCGACATAGTCGGGTGC